ATACTTCCTTTACGCGGTCAACAACCTCCGGGGAGTCGAAGGCAACGGCGTACGCCAGCGACCAGAGGGGGAGAGTGAGGAGTACGATGAGATACTCGTCCTTCCACGAGGAACTGGTAGCATCCGCCATCCGTGCTTCCCAGTCAGCATCCGTGCGGAGTTTCTCCAGCTTTACTTCCTGCCGAATCTTCTGCTCTTCTGCCTTGCCCTTGACCCAGCCTTTCGCTAAATCAACGACACCACCTAATACTGTTCCCCAGATCATGTTGCTCCACCTACTTTATCTGTCTGAATACACACCGCTTCATAGTTTATTTTGGGCTCTGGGAAGGTAGCTAGAATACTCTCCCGCTCTTCAAAACAAACTTCCATAGACTCAAACGGCCCCCGAGGAGCGACGAAGTATCGATCTGTTTCGAGGAGTATTACAAATAGCATCCACATAGTTTACCTACCCTTTGTTGTGATGAGCCAGTAGAGGAAGTAGGCGGCAATGCCTACTGCAGTGAGGGCCCCTACGGTTACGCTGATCCCGATGGCCCAATCCTTGATGGCTTTCTTACGGGCCGCCCGCTTGGCCTTCTCACGTTCGGCGGCCTTACGCCTGAGTTCCTTACGGTTGGCTATGAACTTGCAGTAGTCCCCCCAGAGGTTCGGCCGGCCGGCGTAGATAAACATGGTTTTTACCTCAGCCTCGTGTTTCTTGATGTCCTCGAGGGCCCAGAACGCCTCCATATCTCCGTCTGCGGCTGACTTCTCCAAGTCTTCCTTGGCATCTGCCAGCTTCGTGAGGTCCTTCCCCATCTGGCCGACGGACTCTACGTGACCTGCAAACTCCTTAATGGCACCGATAGCTTCGTTGGCTATCTTGATTGCCGCGATGGCCTCAAAGATCACGGATATTTCCCTATGTTATTGTTTTTGTTAGTATTATGCGAAACGCCGGCTTACCCCCGGGGCTACTTATCAGCCTTCTGATCAATCTTCATCTCAATGTGATCTAGCTTGTCGAACAGTCTCTCCACTGCCCTGTCAAACTCATCCTTCTTGACGTACTCACCTGCTACTAGCACCTCAATGCGGGCTACCTTGTCGGACAGTTCTTTGTCTGCCTTCTGTAAGCCTGTTAAAGACTCCCACGCTACTCTCAGTGCCCAACCGAAGATTGCCATGAAGAAACCAATGAGAATGTTGAAAGCGTATTGCCAGTCCATTGTTAGCCCATCTCAGCCGCTTGTGCATCCAAATGCGCCTGATACGCCGCCTTCACCTCATCAGTGTGCACAGCCGCCGCAATCGCTTGTACTTCAGCACACTCGCCTGAGCAGTCATCCAGTGGGCCGACAACGTGGCGGTGATGCGTGTCGCCACCAATCTTTACGCCATCGTCTTCAACCCAAGTGGTTTCTCTGACCTGTAAATGCTTAAACTCACCAACAATTTCTATCTTCGTAATTGCTGTTTTCTTTTCTAGTGCCATTGTTTCCTCCTTTGGCTTGGACTGTCAGTCACCAGAGTCCACTGGTGATAGGTTATGCGTCTGTAAAATAGGTAATTATTAGCTTAAATTCTGCGCCTACATCTGGATCGTTGATTGCATCATTCAAGGTATTTGATCCCACATCATAAAGAGAGATAGTAGTCGCAGATGGACCAATTACCGTAGTGAATTGCTTGCTAGTGTCTGCCGGATAATCATATGCATTCCAAGACCCACCACCATGTAATCTATTTAAAATTGCTGAAGAAAATGGTAGTCCTGTAATTTGCGCTTCTCCGGAGGCTGTTCCTTTAGAAAATGCACTCCATTTCACAAATATCGAACAATGAACAACACCTCCAATTTTACGATAATAACCAAAGGCTTCGCTAAAAGTAGAGCTATGCGTTCCATTAGTAGAGTATTGAAATCCCGGAGTAAACGTCCCTTCCTCATAGTCCTCAATTTTATTCGCCGCACCTGTACCGCCTAGATAGATGCCACCCGATAGCGTCAGATCAGTCATCGTGGGCGATGCACCAGCGGCGATGGAATTGGTGTTGATTTTGCTAATGCTCATACCTGCGGTACCTCCGGCCAGACTACATCGTCTAGGCTCGTGTATGTTTCTGTAATGTCACGCAGTGCTTGGCGGTAGGCTGTTTGCTCTGCTGTCATTGTTAGGTCAGACGATGCCCACCAGTCTGTGTTTGCGAGACGTTGGTTGCGTTCGGCTCTGAGTAGGCGCATTGGGTCTGCGCTAACCAACTCATTGTACACCGCATCAAATTCTTCTTTGGTTGGCTTGGTCACGCCGTCCTGAATAACAATAGCGTGTTCCCAACACATACGTTGATCGTTTGGAATCTTGTTTCCGTCTGCGTCGAACTTAGCCCATCCATACCAATTCGGAGTGTCAGGACGCAGGGCTTTCAGAGCTTGTTGTACAAAATCTGGTTGCATCTTAGGTGTCTCCTAGTCGGATAAATGAAAAGCCAGTTCTCGTCAAATTAGCATCTCCTTGAAACTCTACGGTTGTTGATTGAGAAGCATAGTTAAATCTGACTTTTACATTTGATGTATTTGCCACATCAACAATAGCGGATGTAAATGCGCTGTTAATTTGGGTGTCGGTCATGCCAGATATTCCTCTTGAAAATCCACTCCAGTTTGAGCCGCCATCGGTACTTGTTTGAATTTCAATTTCTGAATATACGTTGCTTCCAGACGCAGTTCTATTAAATATAGATTGTGCTGTTATTAGGTAAATTCCAGTATCAGGAAACGTAAAAACGCCTGATGATTCAGTCATTCCAGAACCAATTGTTCCCGCTGAAGATTCGGCAGATGCCTCCAAATTTGAATTAAAAACAAAAGAAGTATTTGCAGTCGCAACAGTTTGATTGGAAGTTAATCGCCACTCTTCAGCCATCGTAATCCCATTCGCAAAACCAGAAAACATTTTCGCAGAGGTGACATCCCCATCCGCAATCTTCGCAGTCGTGATCTGCCCATCACCAATGTCGGCAGTGTCGATGCCATCACCGAAGTTCGCTATGTCTCGTGCACGGCTACTCATTCTGTCACCTCAATCCAATTGGTTGTGTCTTCGTCCCACTGGTACATCTTGTCGTCATCTGGGTACGGTACAGGTGCTTCCCAAAGACATGAATCTTCATTCAGTGTCCACGATGCGAATGGTTGTGGGGGGATAAATGCGTCACGAGTTGCATCGTATGTGTATCCAATGCCTGCGTAGTTCTTACGGCCACGGGCTTCGTCACCCTCGATAACAGACTGATCCGCCGCAGGTTCGTTGGTTGCAGGATCATGGTAAACACCGCCACGCATATTGTAGCTGGTCTTAATCCAACGGCCCGGTGAGTCGTCCACGAATGTGTCGAAAAATTCTGGTTCAGCAACAATGACTCTGGTCACGATGCCGTTTTGTACTTTAGCAAAATGTGTCATTGCTGATCCTTATGCCGTGTATGTGCCGGAAGAAGTATACGTCAGAATTGTATCTGTGCCGTCCGTGGTTACTGTTGGAGAACCTGTGGTAGTACCTGAGTAGTTTGCGGTTGCCATGCGGAGGATGACGACACCAGAACCGCCGGATTCACCATTTCCATTAAGGTTTCCGCCACCGCCACCGCCACCGCCGGTGTTTACAGTGCCAGCACTTCCAGAATTAGAGTCAATCCCTCCAGCACCGCCTCCACCAGTACCGCCAGCACCACCGCTAAATCCAGTTTGGCCACCGCCACCGCCACCTCCGGCTCTTGCTACTGAGGAGCCGGTGATGCTTGAAGAGTACCCAGCACCCCCGGCTCCACCGTTATTACCACTGTGGGCTGATCCTGTATTTTGTGCTCCACCGCCGCCTGCGCCACCGGTACCGGAATTAGTATTATCTCCACCATTTCGACCTTGACCTGAAGTACCAGAACCTGCCGTTGCACCTATATTATCACCACCTTCGCCACCACCAGATCCGCCATCTCGACCATTATAATCTGCGGTAGCTTTTCGAGAGCCGCCTCCGCCTCCGCCTACGGATGTTATGGTTGAAATGCCAGATCCAGAAATAGATGAATCTGTGCCATCAGATCCCTGTTCATCTACACTACCAGATGCACCGCTACCGCCACCACCAACTGTAACTGTATACGTTGTTCCGAGAGAAAAAGTTAAAGGAGTTTCAGTAGAACTACCCGCTCCCGAAGTTTCAGAGGCATAAGAGTTTCTGTATCCTCCGGCACCACCTCCACCTCCAGCGGTTGAACCACCGCCACCCCCACCGGCAATAACAAGATACTCTGCGGAATATTGTTGAGAAACACTAGAGAGAGTCACCCAAGCGGCTTCAGTTTCATCATATGCTTCGTATAAATCAAAATCAGTGTTATACCGAATCATCCCGTTTACAGGTGATCCCGGGCGCTGTGCCGTAGTGCCAGCAGGGAGTGAAAAGAAACCAGTAGAGCTTGTAGACGCATCGTATACATCAATACCGACAACAGAACCATTAAACGTTGCGGTTCCATCGAACGTCACCGCCCCATCAAACGTCCCCCCATTGCTTGCCGACACTGTATCCGCAACCGAGAAGATGTCATAGGCGACAATCTCAACAATGTCACTGGCCGATGCACCGCTTGTGAGGGTGACCGATGTGAGGGTCGTGGCCGTGTAGTCCGTACCGGCAACCAACAATACGCCATTGAGGTACACATCCAAGTACTTGGAGTCAGCGTAGGCGAGCGTCTGTCCGTTGTCATCGGCACCGGAGAACGTGGTTTGGGAGGCGGTGGCCGTGTAGTAATAGCGGTTTCGGATACCGAATCCGGGGGCTTTGCCTATGTAACTCATACAAGTACTCCCGTCTTAGCAGGGGCAGTCAGCGATCCAGTGCCGTCAGCTTTCTTGATTGTGTTTACATTTATCTCGCTCATTATGCGATCCTCAAAAACAAAAGCGGAGACAAATTATTGTCATCGTTTCCATAAATAACGCCAGTGCCATTACTGCTCCATTCAATTCTCATTTTTTGGTTTGTGGTATCAGTAATAGAGACAAGTGTAAAAACGCACTGGTTGCCACCACCCGCTGAGTCGTAAGATGTTGCGTATGCGTAATCAGTGTAGTTGGTGTTATCTTCTGTGAGCCTTATTCTTGTTTGAATATACGATCCTGATGTTACATTCATCTTTGGCGAAAACTGAATTAACCATTTGCCAGTTGTAGGAAATGTAAATACACCAGACGCTTGAGACACGCCTGTGCCAACATACGTCGCAAGGGGATCGTCTGCACGTTCCCAAGAAGTAATTACATTTCCGCTTGAGTTCGTTGTATTGATACCTGTTTGTATTCTCCAGACATCCGCTTCAGTAATCCCATTCGCAAAACCAGATGGGAAGTTGCCTACATCAGTACCACTCGTCAACACCGTCCCCGCCTCATCAGGCAACGTCAGTGTGCGGTTGCTTGCTGTGTCCGTACCTGTAATCGTGTAGATACCACCGGATGCCACTTCAACCTTGAGATCACCTTCGGTACTGATGTCACCTGTTGCTGTGACAGTCGAAGGACTTAATGCTACCCCCGCCGGTGGCACAACCTGCTGTACCGCAGGGCCACGGTGGATCACATAGATGTTGTCGGTGCCAGTAACAGGTGCCGCTGTGAAAGACAGGGTGGTACCGGAGATAGTGTAGGCGTCTGTGGGTTCTTGTTGCACGTTCTCAACGAATACCTCCACAGAGTTTGTGGTGGCAGGGATCGACAGCGTGAAGTCCGTTGTGCTGTCATCACCAGAAAAGGTGTCTTTGACAACCGGAGAGTAAGATTCAGCAGGGACGTTACCGATAAATGACATAGGTTACCCCCTAGGTGATGTCCAAGTGGGACAGGACAACGTCGATGGAAGCCGCTGTGTCAGACGTAACTACAATCTCATCGCCCGGTTCCATCACGACTTTCTGGTTGCCCCCAATGACAACGAGGGAAGATCCTGCAGGTACAGGTGCGTCCTTCACGATGTAGACGCTATCTTCCGCCCCGGAGGTACGCCCCGATGCATCCAACTGAACATCGACGAGTACCTGACTCGATTCAATGTTCGCTACGGTGAGACCGATGATGGTTGTTTCGGTAGCCGATGGGCACGTGAATACGGTAACGGGGGATGTTCCGATACCAGTGTCTGTTTCTGAGAGGAATGCGTTTGCCATGGTATGTCCTTTCTACTCAACCGAGAGCGATTGCAAAAGCGAGAGCCGACGGGTCGGTCTCCGTGAAGTTAATGTTCGTAAGCTGGGAGCCGTCTACTGCCGGGAGTTTTCCGGTACCGTCGAGCACCACAACATTGCCAGCCGACGTTCCTGTATCGGCAACCGCCGCAGTACCCAAGCCGAGAGTTGTCCGTGCCGTTGAAGCATCAGCGTCATCAATAAGACTACGACCGAATGCCGTAAGAGACGTGACTGCGTACGTGTCGCTAGACGTAGTATAGATCGCTTGATTGGCAGAGGTAGTGAGGCCAGCAATTGAGGTAAGACCTGCATCGTGAGCTTGTACATCAGTTCCAATGGTGAGTCCGAGTGAAGTACGGGCTGTAGCCCCTGATTCTGCGACGAAGTTTGTGCCATCCCCGACGATGAAGTTACCGTCTGTCGGAGTGAGGCCAGCGACATCCTGTAGTTGGGCATCGAGGCGGGCGTTGGCGACAGTCCCTGTAAGCTGGGACGCATCGATGCTCTTGTTGGTGAGGGTCTGGGTACCTGTTAGGGTTGCTACAGTAGAGTCGATTGCGAGTGTTACTGTGTTACCTGTCGCACTCGAATCGAGACCTGTGCCGCCAGCTACGGTGAGTGTCTCAGTATCCAAGTCAATGGCGATGGTGCCACTGTCTGTTGTGATATCGAGATCTTCTGCCGTGATGGCTGTATCTACGTAGTCTTTAACTGCGGCTGACGTAGGCAACGTCGTGTCATTGTCGTTGGAAGAGATTCCCTCTGCTTCCGTTACAACCGCAGACGCCTTGAGGTTATCTACTTCGATGTTCGACAGTGTGTTGTTGTCTGCATCGATAGTTTTATTTGTCAAGGTATCCGTTGTCGCTCTACCCACTATTGTATCCGTAGAAGTCGGGAGCGTCAAGGTTCCGGTATTCGAGATTGTCGAAATTACGGGAGTTGTGAGGGTCTTGTTGGTGAGAGTTTGGGTACCCGTGAGAGTTGCGACGGTAGAGTCGATAGCGAGGGTTACGGTGGTGCCTGTAGCGGATGAGTCAAGCCCCGTACCCCCTGCAACCGTGAGGGTCTCACTGTCGAGGTCAATGTCGATGGTGCCAGAGTCTGTGGTGAGGTCGAGGTCCTGTGCTGTAACCTGTGCGTCGACGTAGGCCTTGATGGACTGCTGGGTGGCGAGGGCTGTGTCACTGTCCGAAGACATTGTGTCCTCATCGAGAATATCGGTAACCGTCGTCGTAGGCATCGCAAGGCTGTCAACGTAGGCTACCCCATCGATGTACAAATCCTTGAACTCTGCACCGGAAGAACCGAGGTCCACATCATTATCCGTGACAGGGACAACAGCCCCGTCTTGGAACCGGACCTGCTCAACCGCACTCGATGCTACATCAACGAAGACACCGATACGGTCATTAGCAGTATCTACCTCAATCTTGTTGAGGGGAGTCGTGACCCCTGCATCTCCGATAAGGCCGATAACGGGGCCCTCTGCGGATGTACCATCGTGGGCGTGGCCTGTTGAGTTGTTGAAAGCGGCGAGGAGTTGATCAAACTCATCGTTGGAATCCGCCGCATTGATTACGTCACCATCTGTGTAGGTGCTCTGACGGGTATACCCTGTCATTACCTTCTTCCTCCCGGAGTGAATTCGAGTTGGTACCCCTTCAGTGAAATCGGGGCCGCCCCATTATTATCGTCTAAGCGTACCGCAACAGTAAAACCAGAACCCTCAACAGTCTGACGCACGAGGGGTGCCCCAGACGAGCCGTAGACCGCAGTCCCGTAGAGAGATGCTGTGTTACCGTAGATTGCTACAGCCGCACCTGTTGTCAATCCGTACGGAGCGGGCTGGGGAACCTCGGATGAGTTGAAGTCGTAGCGGATACGAAACGTAGAGTCCACGGAGGACTCATTGTCGTAGTTCCAGATAATCCTCTGCATCTGCTTGAGGATGCCCGGATCCCCCATCGTGAGGTCGGGAGATCTGTACACCGCGTTGATGTTTGTCCCATCGAAGGTGTTGCCCGATTCTTGCAGGTACACATACCCATCATACCCACCGTGGAGCACTGTTTCAACCTCGGAGATGAATCCGGAGGTGCAACACGCAGGTTTTATACCTCGGATATCGGCGTACTCCCAGCCAATTTGACCTTGGGGGTTGCCTTTGATTACTCCTGCGATACCTCGGGAACTGCCCTGTGCCTGTGTGTCGCCGGGAAAGAACAATCGGTACTGAGACTTCGAGCGGATGACAAGGGAGGAGATACGGTCGAGTCCTGCCTCATCGAGACGGGGCTGTATCTGTTTCGAGATGGTGCCGAGTTCGACGTCGTCAATACGGTCTGTACCGGCGATGGTTCGTAGTCCATCAGGGGCAAGGTAGACAAGGTCACCACCTATTTCCTGCACACTAAAACCGCTACGACACCCGATGTCTTTGGTGACGGGGGCAAGCTGGAAGTCGGATACAGAGCTACCGACAATCTGGTAGATCTCATCCTCACAGAATATAAATAGGCGATCCCGGAATACCTTCAGCTTAACAACGGGACTTTCTACTCGGATAGAACCCCCACCTGATGCTGGGGTGAAATCTGTGGGGTCGAAAGGTGCACTAAAGAATATTTCGTGGGGGTTGGACGACGCACCTGCCAAGAAGAGGTGGGCCTTAAATATCGCGCAGAACTGGGGGTCAGCGGGAGCCGGGGAAGCCGATATGTCTGTTACAGTGCTGTTGTCGTAGACTGATGCATTGTTTGCCCCGTCTGCCCACACAATCTTTTCAGTACCATCGAAGTTAAAGACGACAAAATCGTAGCGGCCTGCTGAGGTACGGCCGGAGTCAATCTCAGTCCACGACCCCGTATTTGTTCCCTTAAATACTTTCTCGCCCCGGGCCGCAACCACCTGATCATTGTAGATTTTAATACCGAGTACTTTCTCATCCGTAGAACTTGTCTGGGGTACAATGTTTGTGTTGTACTTCTCGTATCCATTGATACGTCGGTACCCACCGGCAATGTCCGGCTCAAAGTTCTGAAGTTGGAGTGCCGCACCCTCGGGAATTGAAAACGCATCCTTATCGAGTACGAGCCCCCCACCGAGACGTACGATGTAGGGGCTGATGAGGGAAGTATCCGGCATCCCCTAGACCGCTCGCATGTAATCTTTACGGTTAATTAACTCCACACGCATACGGGTAACGCCCTCTCTGTAGTCGCGCTCAGTGAGCTGGGCACTCTGTAGATCTGAGCGGAGCATGTAAGCGTAGTACTTCGCACGGTTGACGATGACGTCGTGAAAACGCTCAGGAATAACAGGAACATCTGTATTACCCGCCATGTCACTATGAGTGGACCAGTACTGGTAGGATACAGTGTACACCCCATCTGGTTCGGGGTAGAGTCCCAGCTTGCTGTCCTGTGTTATGTAGAAATGACTCGGCTCGCTCAGATGGTTATCATTTGGGTCACTGTTGAGAGAGAGATACTCACGGATATACTCGTCGTAGGCAAGGTAGTCGAGAGGCGTGAGAGACTTTGTGCCACCTAGGTTGATAAATACAGTGTCTTGGTCGATGGTCTTAAGGTCAGCCGCGAGGGTGTATTCACCTGTGCCTGATGCCGTAGTGATGGTGCTGTCGGCGTAGGTAAAAGGCCACTCGAGTTCAGAGTTAATAATATCTTTTTGTGACTTGTTGATGAAGTCCTTGACTGCACTCTGAATGCCTCGTGTAGAAGAGACTGAAACAATTTCAACCTCGTTGAGTTCCCTTAGTACTGCATTACAGAGTTGCAAGTAGTTCATTTCTTAGACCCACTCTCCAGTCTTCATTGCGTCCGCCAACCGGACTGCCCGGCGACCCACCTGCTTCGCCCAACGGGAGTCCAACATCTGTGCAGACGCCTCCTCCCAGTCCTCATCTTCTACTGCATCCCACATCTTCTGAAACTTCATAAGTGTCGGAGTACCGAGGTTGAAACCCATATCAACCAGCACACGTTGTCGAACTGCGTCGAGCATAGATACAAGAGGTTGTGCCTCGAGTAACTCACGCTCCACGATTTCGATATCGTTGTGGAGAAGATATTCAGCTTCATCGTCAGAGATACCGCGATCCTCTAGGTTACGGCCAACACCAATAGTTAACTTACCGGCAGTACATTCGTAGGGTTTGAGTTTGAGACCCTCGTGGTCGATAAGCTGTTCTATTAAATCTTCTTTGTTGTATTCCATCAAATCACCAGTTCTTACAAGACCAATATCTAGCCGTGAATTTATCCTTCGCCGTATCACAGTTGTGTCGGGCACGGAATGATTTTCTTCGTTCGGGACTGTCCCGCTTAATCTCCATATTGGGGTCGCCGAACCGGACGAGCTTAATCTCATCACCCTTCTTTGCAAGGACCGCAAACTTCTTCGGACCATTGGGAGTCCTTTTCGGCTTGTTGAAACCGGAAAAC